ACCAGCCCACATTGTAACTCCAGGCACCAAACCACCATCGAGGCGACCAGACAATGCGATATTAATTGCTGGTACTGAAGTAGGAATCATATCCTTCTTCGTAAAGAATTTAGAATTCGCAAGGACTGCGGAATCTTTAATTGTAGAATTCTTTTTGATTTTGTCTAATAAACTCATATGTTCTCCAATGTAACTAATATTATTATACTATGTATATGCTTGCAAGTCAAGGATTATTCTTGCTATGTGGAACATCGAACACAAAGGTAATTCTTGTGCAGTCTCCAATGTTTTCTGTTCCGTGCATTAATTTATTGTTAAACCAGAGAAGAGTTCCTGGCTCAACAATAACAAACTCATCGCCAACAAAGTATTTGTATCTTCCTTGAATGGATAAATGATAGCGATCTCTTGTTAGATAGTAAGTTCCTTCATCAATGTGACGACCAACTATACCACCAACTGGTAATGATAAGAAACCGCAACGACTAAACTTCTTGAAGTTGCGTTTCATAAATCCAACAATCTCTGTGTGATGTGCAATGGCAGGTGTTGGTATACAGATTTCACTGTCGCCAACAAAATCTTCAGCTTTTTCTACACCACCAATAACCAACTGAAGATTACCAACAGGGATGTCATCATATCCTCTATCAAGCAAGGATAATGCTCCCTCAACATTTCGCTGAGCCATCCAATCTTCAGGATACTGCTTCAGCTGTTTTAATATTTTGCTGACATTAATGCCAGTTTTAATTACACGAATGTTATCCAAAGAAATCCTCCAATGTTGACTGAGGTTCTACATTCCAACCCAAAGGTTCAATGACAATCTGCAACGCATCAAGGAAAACCTTTTGAAATTGTTTTTCGTAGTCTACATAACTATGTAGGTTCAATTCTTTAGGTAGTTCTTGGCTGAAAGAAATAATATCTTCTTGAATCGGATTTGGTGTCTTCAAGTAAACAAACTTAATCTTGTCGCCATCACGAATCGGTTGATATTGTTTCTCAAGTCCCTTGAGTTTTGTGTGGTGATTGAACAACAACGCACCACGAACTGCGATAGGAGTTGACTTACCATAGATTGTAGAACTGGCAGCATACTCACGAAGACCATTGACCGATCTAGGAAAGGCAATCTCTTCAACAGAGAGTTTGTTAAACTCATCACGGAATGTGTTTATGTAAGAGTGAATCTTGTTTTCGTTGCCTTCAAGAATAACCTTGATCGAATCTTTAAGTTTGTTACGAATAACTTGAGGTGTACTAGACTTGACCATCTCAAGACCCATAACCTTAATCTTAGGTTCCGCATACTGAACTCCCTCTGAGTTGTGAACATTCATAATGTAACGCTTCTTGGCAGTCCAGATTGCTTTATCGGCAAGCACCTCTCGCTTCATCTGCATCTTTTGAGCATAGGCATTCATGTATGTTGCCAACTCTTGATACCCTTTGTCGATGAATGGTTGGAAAACATCTTCACAGATTTTATCCATGTACTTAATCTTTTGTTCGTCAGTTTTACCTGCGCAAACAGATTCGATTAGATTCTCAAGAGTAAGATAGATTGAGTCAGTGTCAATCGCAATAACATAATCTTTGTTCTCAGTCTTCAGCGTTTTGTTCATGAAGGCATTTAGTTTGTTTGCCATCCAACGAATCGACAACTGACCAGATAAAGTAATACCCTCTGCCATTCGCAAGTCGAAGTAACGGAAATACTGATTACCCATCGCACCATAAGCAGAGTTCAAGGCAATCTTCATTGCCATCTGCAGGTTATTAAGACGAGAGATATCCTTCAACAAGTTCTTCTTGCTCTTGTCGTTTTGATATTCCTGTTCAGCTTTCAGCATCTGCTTTTTAAACTTAGAACGATTAGCATACATAGTTGCCATCAACTCTGGCATGAAACCAAGTTTATCTTTGGTATAGCAAACACCATTGGCAGTCATACAAACATTGCGCTCTTTAATTTCTGAGAGGTCAATCTTTTGATCAAGGAGATAATCCACATTGACAGTTTCGCGACCCTCAAGCATAGTCTCAGGCGAGATGTTATACTGCATAATCAAGTGAGGGTATAGACTGTTCAAGTCGAAGGAAGCAACCCACTTATGAAGTCCAATTAATGGATCTTTAACATAAGCACCTTCAAACTTTTCTGCCTTGCGATTACCAGTGTTCTGAGGAATGACAACACCCTTATCACGCAAGTGATTATAGATAATCGCATCCCACATACGAACCTGTGAGAATACATCTTCATAGTTAATCTTAGCATTATATGCCATGGTCAACTGAAGTTCAATCAACTTCATCTTGTCTTCAAGTTTGTCAACAAGACGCACATCGTGAATGTTATAGGCAACGAACTTCTTCCAGTTCTGAGTATAGAAGTCTTTAAAAGTGCCATACTCGCTATGGTCTAACTTCTGGTCGCCAAGTTCAACAAAGGCAATGTGGTCAAGACGATACGATTCCTGAGCAGTATAGGTATACTTCTTATAGAGATCGATGTAGTCTAACATAGCAACACCTTGAATGTCGTATGTTAGTTCTTCGCTACCTTTCATGGCAACCTTGCGTTCACGAATCATATCCCAAGGTGAGATCTTCTTAGCGAAAGATTCACCAAGAACATATTCAATCCTGCGGATAAGATAGGGAATGTCGAAGAAGTTAATATTCCAACCAGTAACAACATCGGGACAGTTCTCTTGCCAATAGACAAGGAATTCCTTGAGCATCTGCGCTTCGTCTTCATAACAACGATAGTCGACATCGCCAGAGTTACCGATAGGTCGGCGACCAAAGGTAACAATGTTTTTCGTTTTATTATCTTGGAGTGTGATGAGGAGTATCTCTTCATTTGCTGAAGGGATATCAGGGAAACCATTCTCAGTTGCAGTTTCAATGTCGATCGTTAGGATCTTAATCAAATCTGTGTCGGGAATAATCTCACCCTTATAAGTGTCGCTGATGAATTGGGCAACCCAGTTGTTGTTGCCATAGATCTCGAATCCTTGAACTTCTTTATATCGTTCAATGTATTCTTTAGTTTCGTGAACATTGCCACACTGAAGTGAAGCAACATATTTACCCTCAAGAGTTTGATACTCTGTTGGTTTGTTTGAAGGAATAAAAATAGTTGGGTTGAAATCTACACGATGTCTGAAAGGACTTCCGCTTTTATCGTACCCACGAACAAGCATTTTACTACCATACTGAACAACGCTTGTATAAAATTCTTTCACTTAGTTTGCTCCGAAATACTTTTGTAACCTTTGTAGGTTGGATGAATAGTGTCTGGACTTCTGTCATGATTGCGAGCATCAATAACATGGTCATGATATTCGTTGGCAACCATCCATACCTGTTTACGAACACTCTCTTTAATGTTAGGAATAATCCAATAAACAGTTTGAGCATTGGTCAACTTACGAATAGTTTGTAGTTCTTCGTAAGTATCGACATTCTTTAAATCGTTTGACCCAAGACTAATGATGACAGTCTTTGCTTCAAAGGGAGAGTTCTTCACATTAGTATTAAGCCAGTTGTGGCTGTTAATACCACTCTTAACATAAGCAACACATTCTTTACGAATATTGCTAACACCTTCGGCGATACTATCGCCCATAATTAAACATTCTAACATTTTATTTCCCGTAAATTAACATCATAATATCCAACGCACAGTCATGAGTTGGGTGGTGTTTAATCACATTGTGTCGTTGAAAGGTAGGATGAACGATATCAGCGTAGCCACCCTTACCTGTTTCGCAAAGCAAGTCAACTGCTGTTCGAACATCACGCCAAACGAAGTAAGGTGCGATTAGATCTTGCTTGACAGATTTACATAGACTGTCGATACACATTTGATCAAGGGAACCTCGCGACCAAAAAGTTTGGTCTTTCTCTGGAAACTTTGCGATATATTCTTTGATGGCATTGATACCATCGATTGGCGATAGATCGGCACCTGTTACAGCCAAAGAAGTTTTCTTGACATAATCATGTTGAGTTGCCCACCAATCTATTGTTCCTCGGTCAACTGAACGACCAAGTTGAACTTGCGCCTGAGCATCAAATTTTACAAAGAGAGCATTCTCTAGTAACTGTTCGTAGGTATATTGTTCACCCAAGTCGAAGTGAATGATGGAAGCTGAAAGAACAACAGCTGTTGACTCAGCATCAAGAGTCTCAATATCAAACATAAACATAATAAATCTCCAATGGAAAATAGCGTCTCAAGTATTATTATACCTGAAACGCCATTAAATGTCAAGGATTATTTTGCTATTTGCAAGCCAGCAAGGGCTGAGGCTGGAGCAACCTGAATACCTGAACCGAAGATTCTGTTGTATTCGTTGATCATGTTTTGGTCTGGGATACATTCTGCTGAAACGGCATGTTTGTGAATCTTAACATTACCATCTGCGAAGG